GCGGCGTAGAACTCGCGCCCGCGCAGTGGGATGACTTCGGCCCAGACGGTAGCGACATCGCTCCAGGTGACGACTTCCTCGCCGATGGCGTTCTTCGTCACACCCTTCTGCTGGAAGGTGATGCGATCCGAGAGCTTGCCGGCGCCGATCACAGCCAGTTCACCTTGTAGCGGTCGAGCAGGCCGTCGACGTAGGTACGCGGCAGCGCGGACAGGTTGGCGGAGTCGACCGCTTCGGCATGGCGTACCCAGGTGGCGACGGCGATCAGCATCCATTGCTTGAGCGCGATGAGGTCACCGTCGGAGACGGCATGGCCACAGGTGAAGCGGACGCGGACGGCGGACGGCAGTGCGGCGGTTCCCGGCCAGGCGTAGCCAGTGGCCGGGACGATGCGGGCCGGCAGGTGGTCGGCGTCGACCACATAGGCGGCGCCGGCCAGTGTCTGCTCGGCGCCTGCGGTGTCTAGGTACTTGATGCTGGACACGGCGGTCAGCGGCCCAATTGTAACCTCGATTTCGGCCGGGAAGGCATCGAGGACGAGTTCCCAGGTCTGCGGCGAAAAGGCGCGGCCGGTCTTCTGTTCGGCCAGATGGCGCGCGGCGCTGATGAAAGCGGTGATGCGCGTATCGTCATCGGTGCCGTCAACGCGGCAGTGCAGCTTGGCCTCGGCCAGCGTCACCGGCTCGGCGGTCGGGGCAGTGATGAGCTTGAGCATGGTCAGGCCTTTTTGCGGCGCGTGGTTTTCGGCGCGTTGCCGGCGTCGACCGCGTCAGGCGCGGCAACGCCGATGGCGTCCGGGACGGCGCCCTGCGCCAGGCAGTGGGCGACGGCATCCGGGTGGTCGTCGGCATTGCCGCCGGCGACGAGTTGCGCGGCCAGTTCCGGAGAGACATCGAGCAGCGCGTCGGGTGCATGGCGTTGGCCGTCGAGTGTGACATCGGCGAGGATGCGAATTCTGGTCATGCGGGTTCCCCAAATGAAAAACGCCCGGACGAATCCGGGCGTTTCTGGTGGCGGCCTTCGATCAGGTCGCGGAGTTGGCGTAGTACTTCCACGGCGATCCGCCGTCGGTCTTTGTGCCGCCGGCACGCATCCATGCCAGGAAGCCGATCTGGCCGAGCTTGGCGTAGGCGGAGTCGTCGAAGCGGAAGAGCGTCAGGCCCATGACATCGCGGATGGTGTAGCGCGAGAAGTCGCCGAAGAGGATCGACTTCGCGTTTGCGGCCATCGTGGCAACGTCCTGATTGATGGTGACGCCGTAGCCGAGCAGGGTGTCCGGCATCTTGCCGCCGAGGCCGTCCCAGCCCGGAATGAAGACCGGGCGGTTCTGGGAGTCCTTCAGCTTGCGCACGACCTTGAGCGACGCATCGTTCATCATCCAGCGGCATCCGTCGTTGCGGTAGGCCGGATCGACGGAGTGCACCAGGTCGACCAGGTCGTCGAAGATGACCGAGGTGGTCTGGCCAGTGGTGCCGACCTTGCCGGAAGCAGATGCGGTGACGACGCCGTTCGGCTGGCTGGAGCCGGTGCCGGTGGTGAAGTAGCTGTTCAGCGTGCGGCCCAGGCGCTCGCCGAGACGCTTGGCGACGAACGCCTCGACATCGACGGCGGCATCCTGCAACAGCTCGAACGGGACGGCGACGATCTTAGACGAGAACTTGTAGGTCGACAGCGTGACGACGCCGAATGACGGGTCGGCAGCGGTGGCCGTGGTGTTCTCGCCGATCAGCTCGCCGGTTTCGGAGGTGCCGTCGGAGGTCGGGTAGTTGATCGGATGGCCGGATTCGGTCTGGATCACGGTAGCGACCTCGCGGACGCCGCCGTAGGCCTTGAGCACGTCGAGCACGGCGCCGTAGACCTCGGTCGGGACGGTGTAGCCGCCTTCGCCGGGCGTCGTGGTGCTCATGGTGGCGCGGATGTCGGCCCAATCCTGCGCCGTCATCGCCTTGTCGCCGCCCTTGACCCACTTGGCGAAGAGGTCGCCGCCGGCGGCGCGGACGCGCTTGGCCTTGGCGTCCGAAACCGCATCGTCGACCTTGCTGTCGGCCAGGGTGTCGAGGAACTTCTGCTCGCGGCCGATGGCGGCATCGATGTCGGACAGTTCGTTGATGAGCTGGTCGTACTTCTCGCCAGCGGCCTGGTCCCACGACTTGTCCTTGTGGGCAGCGTGGAGTTCACGGGCGGAAGCGGCGATGGTGTCGCGGCGACCGCGGAGTTCTTGCAGTTTTTGCATCTGGATTTCTCCTAAAAAGAAAAAGCCGCCCGGAGGCGGCCTGGATAGCGGGCGGTCGCCCTTACAGCATCAACGCCGCAGCCCGGTCACGGTGCGCGCGGCGATCAGCATCTTCGGCCGCCGGCTGGTGAGCCTGCGGCGCATTTTCGTAAATCGAGAGGTCCCAGGCGGTGGCCTTGGGCGCATTGTCGAAAACCGCATCGGCGAGGCCGGCGGCAACGGCTTCTTCGGCGGAATACCAGGTTTCCGCCGCCATCGCGGCGCGCACATGGTCTGGATCGAGCTCGCTGCGGGCGACGTAGGTCGTGACCAGCGATTCGTCGATCTTGCCGAGCAGGTCGGACATGGATTTGAGGTCGTCGGCATTGCCGGCGGCGAACGTCCATGCCTTGTGGATCATCAGGAAGGCGCCGGCGGCCATCTCGACGCGCTTGGCGGCCATGATGAGGAAGCTGGCGGCGCTGGCGGCATAGCCGTCGACATGGACGACGATCTCGGCCTTGTGTTCGCGGATCGCCTGCTCCATGGCGCGGGCGGCGAAGACGGAGCCGCCCGGCGAGTTCACGCGCAAGTGGATGACCGGAGCATCGATTGAATTGAGCGCGGCGATGAAGGTGGTCGGATCGATGCCGCCGAACCAGGCGGCATCCTCCGGCGTGTCGACGATGGCGTCGTAGAGGTAGAGCGTGGCGGCCTCGGCGCCCTGCTCCGCGCGAAAGCTGCCGCGCCCTTTGTTGCTGGCGAGCAGCTTGTGGAATTTGTGCATGGTTTTTTCCTTTACGAGAAAAAGAGGAGCAGTTCTTCGTCTTCGCGCTTGCGGCGCGGGTTGATGATCTTGCGCGGCTGGAATACCCAGCCGCCTGGCGCCCATTCGTCGGGCGGCGCGGTGCCTTCTTCCCAGGCGCCGAGCTTCCATGCGCCGAGCTTCCAGGTGCCTGGTAGCCAGGCCAGCAGGTCCATCAGGCAGGGCCCCACTCATTGCCGACGACGCCGGCGCCGGTAAGCGTGGCGCCGTTGACCTTGGCAACATCTACCGGAATGGTGGTATCTTCGAGGGCGGCCACAACGGCGGCGGCCAGGGCGTTGAGGTCGACGCCGCCGCTCGAGGCAGTATTCAGCTTGGCGCCCATCGTTCCCGACTCGTTGTTGGCGGCGGCCAGAGCGCTCCAGACGGCGGTGGCGAGGTTTTCCGGGGTCAGCGCCGTGACGTCTTCCGTGCTGCCGGTCATGTAGCCCAGGCCCATGATTTCGCTATGGCCGTCGATGGTCAGCGTGGCCGTGCCGGTGAGCGACGCTTCAGCGCCGAGCGCGGCGGCGCCGGTGATGGTTACGGTAGCCTGGCCGGTGCCGAGGATAGTGGCGACGATGGCGGCCGTGCCGTCAATGGCGATGGTGGCGGTGCCGGTGGCGCTCACGATGAGGCCTGCGGCGACGGTGCCGGTGATCGTGATGCTGCCGCTGGCGGTGGCCGGCTTGCCGAGTTCGCCGCTGGCGCTGGCGGCGATCTCGACGCGCGAGCGCATGAAGGACTTGATCGCGCCGGCGGTGTTGGCCATCACCCAGGAATACGGGTGCTTCGACGCCGACGGCAGCGAGGCCAGCCGGCTGTTGATGCCCTCGCCGACGAAGATATTGCGCTGGTACGCCGGCTTCGTCATGCTGCGCAGGATCGACGGGTTGCCTCCATCCAGCGCCGTGGCGCCGAACAGGCGCCCGGTGAGGTTGTGGCGGTAGCCGTTGCCGATCAGGCCCATGTCAGCCGCCGTAAGCGTAGTCGAAGTTCGCGTAGACAGTGCCGCCCGAGGTCGTCGCGCCGGTGGCGAAGACGAGGAAGGTGACGTTCGCGCCGTTGCACAGGCGCGGCAGGCTGGGCACGGTATTGACGAAATCGACCAGATTGTAAAGGCCGGTGGCCGGGACCGGGATCGGCATGCACAGCGGCTTGCACAGGCCGATGAAGACGCTGCCTGAGGCGTGCGCGGTGCCGCCCCAGGCCAGGCTTTCGATGTCCTTGACGCCGGTGTCGCCGGCGGCCAGCGGCAGGAAGGGGCCGTACTTGTTGGCCGCGTTGCCGGAGTTGAGGACGATGCCGCTGGTCGCCGAGGCGGTGGAGACGCAGCCAGCCGTGGTCGTCCGGCCGGTGGTGCCGGCACTGTTGGTGTAGGTGATCTGCATGGTCGGCGCGTTGGCGCCCATCGTCGCGTAGCTGCCGACGAACAGGCGCAGGCCTTCGCCGTTCGGGTAGCGGTCGACGTTCGCCGCCGTGTTGCTGATCGGCGTCATGGTGATGGTCTTGGTGCCGGTGGTGCTGACGTTGGTCGTGGTCAGCTTGGCGTAGCCCACCAGGTCGATGGGCAGCACGAACCACGGCGCGCCGGCTGCAGCGACGACGCCGGCGCCCATCGTCAGGATGTGCTTGGTGGCCGGCGAGGATTGGTCGCCGATGGGGATGGCGCCCTCGCTCCACGTATTGTCGGTGGCGGTGAATGTCGCTTCGGTGCCGCCGAAGGTGGCCGCCGGAATCGAGCCGGCCGCGTTGAGCAGGTGCTGCCAGTGCCCGGCAAGGCCGGCGGCGACGGTCGTCTTCTGGTAGACAATCGGCTCGATCTTGCCGTTGCTGGTGATCTGGTTGATCAGGTCGTCTTGGCTGGTGAATCCCATGTCAGGCGCTCCATTGCGTCTCGAGGACGCCGGTGAGGATGGAAGAGGCAAGCGATCCGGCGTTGCCGAGGGCGACGATGCCCAGCACCGCGCCCTGTTTGATTTCTGGCGGCGGCCTGTGGATAACGCTTTCGAGCTGCGAGGCGGCGCCGTAGCTTTCGAGGTTGCCGGTGGTGGTGCGCCGGCATTCTTGCGTGGCGACGGTATGCAGCAGCGGCTTGACCAGCACCAGGGCCATCAGGCCGCCGCCGGCCGCCGAGAAGGTGACGGATTCGACCGAGCGCACGCCGGAGTCGCCGGCCTGCAGCTGGATGAAGTGCTGCGAGCCGCTGGCCGCGTTGGTGGTGGAGCTGACCAGCACGCCGCCGCCGGCGATGGCCTTGGT